GTTTAAATCTTTCTTGTAGAAGTCTGAGTAACCGTTTCTTCCAGTTACTGACTCGTGATGCAAACGCACCCATTCCATAACGGCTTGTTGACCGGAAGGAGAAATCGGGTTGTAAAGAGAAAGACTCAAGTCCTTCCACTCCGCTTTTCCTTTCAACTTACGGTATACATTCATGTGATCTATCTTGATCTCGTTTAAAGTAATACCGGGAGCATCAGCTTTTTTAATCAAGTAGGACGGAATGCCGTCGATATACATGATGAACCTGTTATTAACAGTAGGTTCAAAAGCTGTAAACATGATTTCATTTGGATCCAATACTGGCATGTTATTTATAATTTATATTGTTTTATTAATTTTGTTATGTAATAATAAATATTACGTTTTTATTTTTTCTCAGACTAATCTTTTTCGCCTGCCAAAGATTTTGGTATTCCTGGTTTATCGTCTGGGTGTTGTTCTCCTGCTTCGTAGCCAATTTCGTCTTCCATTCCCTCTTGCTTTTTTGATTTGCCTTTTGACATTGCTTTAACCAATTTCTCCAAAAGACCTAATCTCTCTTCAATGGTTTTTTCTGTTTTTTCTCCTTCCATTTTTTGAGCTTTAGAAGATTTCATACCTTCAACTTTAGGTTTAGATTCGCTTGGCATTTTCTTTTCTTTTACAGGAGTATACCCTGCACCGAAGTTTTGCTTGGCTTCTTTTAGAGTTAATTGTTTCTTAACGCTCTCGTAAAGGTGAGCTGGTACTGCGATTCTGATTCTTGTGTTATCGTTCATTGTTTTTTATTTTATTTTTATTTATTGTCCAAATGTTGCGCCTGTAGGCAAGATATTAAAATCTAGTTGTACAAATTCTGCCACTTTCGTAGGTTGTAAATATATAGCTCCCACTAATTGATTCCTATCGATTACATCAGGAGTATTATTTGTTTCGTCCATTACAACTTGAAAAGAATACAACCCCTGTTTTTGTTGAACGTATTCTAAATAGGGATTAACCTGGTTCAAGAATTTATTTCTAGTTACAGTTGTATTTGGTTCGAATACCAAATTTTCTGATATTTGCTTTATTGCTCTCTTCAAAGAGATTAACAATCTTCTTACATTTACTCTATCTAGAGCAGAAGCTTTTGCTTGTAGGGTTTTTTGACCATATACTACCACTCCGTCTGTTGGAAATATTGCTATAGGATTTACTTTTCCTGAGTACAAGAAATTTCTATCATTCAAAGTTAACGATCTCTCTGGTTTGATTGCTATAGATATTTTTCCTCTATTTGATCCAGCAGGAGCAAACCACTCAGCAGAAACTTTATCATTATATTCATAAATTGCAGGTATAAGAGTAGAAGCTGGAACGAAATTTAATTTGCCTGTTTCTCTGCTTCTGATTTGTACCCACGGCCAGTATACTGCTGCATAGGAATTATCGTATGATTGAGCTTGAATAGTGGCCTGTGTCATGCTTTGACCGTATGAAGTCATATCTACTATAGAAATATTATCTCCTCTTGTTTGAGATAAACTTATCAAGCTCGATATAGTAGAAGTTGCGTTCTGTGAATTTAATCCAGGCGCAAATAAGACGTTAAAATCGTAAGCGTCTTGATTCGATAACAAGCTTATAGCTGTAGAATAATCTGTTTCCGATATGCCTTGTATATTAGTTGATGCGTTAGTTCCAACAGATGTAACTGTTGGTATTGCTTCAAACATATTTAATGCTGCTTTTTCATAGCATCCATATATAGGTCCAAGAGATCCTGAAAATGCTCCATTTGCTAAACCCAATCCGACCAAAGGCATAGAAGCCGTATAATTTGATTGTACAGTTCCTGAACCATCAAAATAGTTAGGAGTTGGATAATTTACGCTTTTCACTCTAACGTATCTAGAAACGTTTCTATAATTTCCACTCAACTGCAAATAGCTATTACCGAACTCGTCAGTCTGCACTGTTCGAGTTTGATCTCCTATCACAGCCGCTATATAGTTAGGCTGGTTTGGATCCAAAGAAAGACCATTCCATGTTTCTAAAATAGTTTTGCTATTACTGTAGTCGTCTCCTCTTCTTATAATCAAACTAAATACACCAGATCCAGAGTTTGAACTTACTACTTCCCAACGAATGTTCATATTAGATCCGCTAGGCAATATCTGATTAGATATACTACCTGTTCCTGCCCAATTATCCATACCTTGTCCTACAGATACAGTTTCTAACACAAAACTAGCACTAGGATTTACACCACCAACTAAATTAGTCGCGCTAGACGCAGTTACAAATCTAAAGCTATTTCCTATTGTTCCTATTAAACTCGATGTTAAAAATAGATTAGTAGAACTGCCTGTAGCTATTATATTAAAAATAGACGATAGCGAATTTATTTTGCTTGCTATATTTTGTACAGTTAAAGTAGCTGTACTTCCAGTTACAACGTAGTAGTTCGGAGCTGAGTCTATTTGCGTTCGACTAGAAGTCACATAAAATCTACCCAGGCTTGAGCCAGTTAATTGAAAAAACGCACCATCATCGAATGTAGGAGTTGCAGAAGCATTTGCATATTTTCCAGCAATACCGCATGGAATTTCAGCAATTGCTGGAGTATAAGATCCTGATACAACTCTTGTTATAAGTAAAGATGTTCCTCCTTGTTCGAAATAATTTAAAGCTGCTATACTAGTTAGATACTCATAGTTAGTGCCACCTGATATGAACGCAGTTCCAAATAGAGCTTTATATTCTGAATAAGAGGTTACTACTGTGGGTATATTCACCGGACCAAATACTGTCGGTCCTATAAGAGCGGCTCCTGCCGCTATTGGACCTTGAGTTATTTGGCTCATATCGTTTTCCGTTAGGAAAACTCCTGGTGATATTAATGTTTCAGCCATTTAAATAATTTATTTTATTTATTGTCCAAATGATGCTCCAGTTGGCAAAATGTTAAAGTCTAGTTGAATGAATTCTGCAGTCCTTGTAGGCTGTAAATATATAGCTCCTACCAATTGATTTCTGTCTATTACATCAGGAGTATTATTTGTTTCGTCCATTACAACTTGGAATGCGTAAAGACCTTGCTTTTGTTGTACAAATTCCAAATATGGATTAACTTGATTCAAGAATTTATTTCTAGTTACAGTTGTATTTGGTTCGAATACAAGGTTATTTGATATTTGTTTTATATACCTCTTAAGAGAAATCAACAATCTTCTAACGTTCACTCTATCAAGAGCTGATGCTTTTGATTGCAAAGTTTTTTGACCGTATACAACCGTTCCAACTCCAGGGAATGTAGCGATTGGATTTACTTTTCCTGCGTACAAGAAGTTTCTATCATTAACGCTCAACCTTCTTTCTGGTTGCAATACGGTCGAAAGACCTCCTCTGTTGAGACCCGCTGGTGCGAACCATTCTGCAGATACTTTATCGTTATATTCGTAAATAGCTGGGATCAATGTAGAAGGAGGAACAAAATTAAGTTTTCCCGTTTCTCGACTTCTAAGTTGCACCCACGGCCAATATGTTGCAGCATACGAATTATCGTACGATTGCGCTTGAGTAGTCGCTTGTGTCATGCTTTGACCGTATCCAACTGTATCAACCACTGCGATACAATCGCCTCTATCTTGAGCTAAAGTAATTATGCTATTTACAGTCGAAGCTGCATTAACCATGGTTAAACCTGGTGCATATATCACGTTAAAATCGTAAGCGTCTTGATTCGATAACAAACTAAGTGGAACAGTGTAAGAATCAGGGAATACGCCTTGAATATTTGTTGTGGTTGTACTAACTGTTGATGTGGTATTAGGTACTGCTTCATATAAATTTAAAGCAGCTTGATTAAAACAACCCCAAATATTTCCTGTAGCCGTTGCGAAACCTCCATTTAAAGATCCGCTACCTACTCTTGGCATAGAAGCCGTATAAGCGCTATTTACAACTCCTGCTGTATTAAAATAATTAGGCATTGGAGTGTTAACTGCTCTTACTCTAACGTATTTTGATTTATTTGTGTATGATCCGCTATATTGTAAATAACTATTGCCAAATTCGTCAGTTTGTACTGTTTGAGTTTGGTCTCCTATGATATATGATACATAGTTTGGTTGATTTGGATCTAAAGAAAGTCCATTCCACGTTTCTAAAATAGTTTTACTATTGTTATAATCGTCTCCTCTTCTTATGATTAAGCTGAATATACCTGATCCTGAGTTTGAACTTACTACTTCCCAACGAATGTTAGACGTTGATCCAGATTGTAATAATCCAGAGGGCGCTGAAGCTGTTGCGTTATTCATTATTACACCAAATGATAAAGCCTCTAGTTGAAAAGACGTAGTGCCTGCAAAGTTTCCAATAGAAGCCGTTGCAGCTGTATAAGTTCCAGAAACTACTCTGGTTACAAGAAGAGAATCTCCGCCTTGTTCAAAGTAATTCAAAGCCGCCATGCTCGTTAAATACTCTTGAGAAGTGCCTCCAGAGACGAATGCGGCTCCGAATATCGCTTTATATTCAGAATACGAAGTAACTTGAGTTGGTATGTTTACTGGACCTGTAACTGTGGGACCTAACAACGCAGCTCCTGCTGCTATTGGACCTTGAGTTATTTGACTCATATCGTTTTCCGTTAGGAAAACTCCTGGTGATATTAATGTTTCAGCCATGTTTTTATATTAATTTATAGTTTTGGATCTGATAATAAATATCGCCGCTTTGGTCAAATTACTGATTGAATTCCCCAGTTTCGATATTTATGGTGATATTTCCGTATTTTTCTCTCAGTTGTAAAAATAGTTCGGATTCTGATTTTTTTATTTCTACTATTTTGTGTCTCTGTTCTTCTATTTGGTTTTCCAAACTGAGTTTTTGATAAGTTAGTTCTCCAAGAATTGACGCAACTTCCAAACTCTGTTGCTTTATCAATTCTATTTGTCCTAATTCTTCATCTGTAATTTTTCCCATAACGTTGATTTTAAAACTTGGTTTTTTAAATAAATATATTGTATTTTGCGTAATTAAAAACTCCTCTGTTTTGAGGAGTGATTTTTTTATTTTTTATTAGCGTCCATTTTTTTAGGGTGCTTTTTCTTGTAATACTTTCTTTTCTTTTTTTGTTGCTCTGCTAGTTGAGTTACCTCTTGTGGTTGTTCTATTACAACTACAGGTTTTTCCTCTTGAATAGAAGACAAATCTACTTCAGGTAGAACTACGTCTTCGATTTTTAAAACTTGTTCTTTTTGAGATTTTGATTTTTTGTTTACTACTAGAATTGTTGTTGCAATTATAGCTAGCAATAGAATTAGTGTTAGTGTCATATTTTGTTTATTTATAAATATATAGAAATTTGGAATATTTTAATCTTATTAAACTACTCATTGTCTAATATAAATATAGAATTTTAATATAATTTATGGTAAACTTAAACTTCCTGCGTACCAATATCCGCTTATACCATAAAAATTATATATTTTTTGATTACCAAGAAGGGTAACATCTTGACTTCTTGCATTAATAGGATATGGAGAAGAAACAATAACATCATTAGCATTACCAGTAACTATTATAGTAAAACTTGCACCT